AAATTAAATGGCGTTTAAATTAAACGATAGGGTTAAAGAATCCAGTTCGACTACTGGGACAGGTACGTTTACACTTGGCGGTGCGGTAACAGGTTTTGAAACTTTTGCTGCAGGTATTGGTGGAAGTAATACGACATACTATTGTATTTTTCAAACGGGTACAAATAATTTTGAAGTAGGTTTTGGAACTTTAAACGGAGGAGCAAGTACTTTAGCTAGAACTTACATTATCTCCAGTTCTAATAGCGATGCTGCTGTAAACTTTGCAGGTGCAACAGAGGTATTCTGTACCGTACCTGGTGCAAAGATAGGTTTACCAAATCCTGAAGAATACGGTTCTTCATCAGCGCCAAGAATAATCACAGTTAAAGTTGCTAGTAAATCTGGTAATCACCCATATCAAGGTGTGGGTTCCGGTAATGCATATTATCTAGATGGATTAGAAGCACCAGCAATTAAATTTTCAGGGGCAGATGCATCTTACAAATATTACTACAGATTTGATCAATCTAATTCTACAAACAACGGTCACCCATTAAGATTTTATTTAGACGCTGCTAAAAATACAGCTTACACTACGGGTGTAACTACAAGCGGAACTCCAGGAAACTCTGGAGCATATACTCAAATAGCAGTAGATATTAATACACCTAATGTTGTTTATTACCAATGTTCAAGTCACGCTTACATGGGTAATTTTGCAAACGTAATATCTAATTATATAAATGGTGATCTAAATGTAGGTTCATTATTAAAGATGCCGGATAATACATCTGCTAAAATATTAGTAGCAGATGGTACAAGTTATCAAGAATCAGCAGTATCAGGCGATGCAACAATTGCATCTGGCGGAGCATTGACTTTAGCTAACTCCGGAGTAACTGCTGCAACATACACAAATTCAACAGTAGCTGTTGATGCAAAAGGAAGAATAACGTCAGCTTCAAGTGGGGCTGCAGGAGTAACAGCAGGATTCGTAACGGCGATGGCCATTGCGTTATAATAAAAAATAGTTTATAAGGATAATTATGGCACAAGATTTTGAACGATATGGGTTAAACGCAGTAGGCGCATCAGCAGTAGCTGTTCACACAAGTAATTCTGATGATGCAATTATTTCTGTACGTTTAGCTAACATAACAACATCAACAATAAATGCAGATGTATTTATTACATCTTCAGTAACAGGTGGTTCTCAGAACCATTATTTAATTAAAAATGCACCAATCGTTTCGGGCGGATCGCTTGAGCTAATAGACGGTGGAAGTAAAATAGTACTTGAATCAGGAGACGTGGTTAAGGCACAATCAGACACAGCAAGCTCATTAAGTGTTTGGATGTCTGTTGTTGATGCAATAAGTACGTAGGATAAATTATGGCTTATTTAGGAAACGCACCGGCAAGAAGTTTTATAAGTTTCGAAAGACAGGTATTTACTATTGTTAATTCTCAAACTGCGTATGCTTTATCTCATAGTGTTGCAAACGAAAATGATATTAGACTTGTTGTAAATAACGTAGTCCAAGAGCCTGGTTCAGGAAAAGCTTATACTGCAACAGGAACAGCTCTTACATTATCAGCGGCATTAACAAATGGTACAGATGAAATGTACTGTGTATTTTTAGGTAGAGCAACTGCAACAAGTGCACCTGGTGCAGGATCTATAGGCACTGCACAATTAGCAGATAATGCAGTAACGACTGCAAAAATTTTAAACTCAAATATAACTGTTGGAAAAATGGCTGCAAATTCTGTAGACTCTGATCAGTATGTAGACGCATCAATTGATGCAGCTCATTTAAATTCAAATACAATTACAGGACAAACAGCAGAAACTTCTATCGCAACAGATGATTTAATTTTATTATCAGATACTTCTGCTTCTGGGGCCTTGAAAAAAATGACTAGAGCAAACTTTGTATCTGGTGTTGGAGAAACTAATACACCAATGTTTTTTGTAAGTGGTAGTAATCAAACAATCTCTCATAACACTAATACTAAAATGACAATTGATTCAGAGGCTTTTGATACAGGTAACTGTTTTGATTTAGCTGGAACTAAAAGATTTGTTCCAAATAAAGCAGGGAAATATTTTTTTACATTAAGTCTATTCTCACCAAGTACTGACGATATAGATTATTGGACAGCAAACATTAAAAAAAATGGTGGTTCTGGAGGTGGTTTTTCTGGAGTACAAAGAAATTATAATAATGTTTGTTATAATGGTATATTAACAGCAAATGGAAGTAGCGATTATTTTGAGGCATATTGTGAACAAGAAAGTGGTTCTAACCGAACAATTAATGTAAGTGAATTTAGTGCATTTTATATAGGTAATTAAAATTAAGGAAAATAAATTATGGCAATAGATAAAATAACAACACCCGCAGTAACTGATGCAAATATTACAACTGCAAAAATTACTAATTTAAATGTGACAAGCGGAAAAATAGCTGACGACGCAATCACATTAGCGAAGATGGCTAGTGGTACAGATGGAAATATTATTTCTTATGATGCATCTGGTAATCCTGTAGCAGTCGCAACAGGAAATGACGGTCAAGTATTAACTTCTACTGGTGCTGGATCACCTCCAGCTTTTGAAGATGCTGCTGGTGGAAATAATAAACCAGCATTTTATGCTTATCAAACTAGCGCACAATCAATAGGTAATGGATCAAATGTTAAAATTACTTTTAATACAGAGTTATATGATACAGATAATAAATTTGCTTCAAGTCGTTTTACCCCAACAGTTGCTGGAACTTATGTAGTAGCTGGATCAGTCAGAACAGCTTCAATGTCAAGTAGTATTTCTTGTGAAATTATTTTATTTAAAAATGGTTCTGTTTATGCAAAAAGTAAAGATTTTGCTTATGACGCTGATCTTCCAACTTGGAAAATATATAGTCATGTAGTAATGGACACAGATGATTATGTAGAGTTATATTTTTACAATGGAGATAATGGAGCAGTTAATTCTAATAGCTCAGATAAATTTTGTAATTTTAATGCATTTAAATTAATAACATAGGATAAATAACTAGAATTTTAACACATATGTGTTAAAAATAACAACAACAAAGGAAACAAAAAATGGCATCACTATCAAGCAAAATCACGGCATATGCATCTTCAAACGGTGTATCTTCTGTTGACTTTATGAAAGACGTTAGCCTTCAGGATGATTCAGACGGAAAAGGTCCATACATAAAATCATGGAACCTAGCTATCTCTCAACCTACAGACGCTGAATTGACAGCAGCAGAGACTGCAGCAGACGCTGCGGAAGCTCTAGCAGCAGTTCACTCAGCTAGAAGACAAGCTTACGGATCAGTGGAAAGCCAGTTAGACATGCAGTACCACGACAATGTTGACGGTACTACTACATGGAAAGATCATGTAGCAAAAGTCAAAACTGACAATCCAAAAAGTTAAGGAGTAAATTATGGCTTACGTTGGTAAATCGCCCTTAACAGGTGCGTATCAAGTTCTGGATAATATTGCATCCGGGTTCAATGCTTCTGCGGTAGCATTTAACTTAACGGTGGGCGGCAGTGCTGTGTCTCCAGGAACCGAAGCCAATTGTACAATTTCTATTTCAGGTGTAATTCAAGATCCATCAGCCTATACAATAGCAGGAAATCAAATTACATTTTCATCAGCGCCAGCATCATCAGATACTTTTTTTGGAACCATTCTTGGTGACACATTTGATATTGGAACACCAACAGATGCATCGGTTACAGCTGGTTCTTTAGCATCAACTTTTTTCGTGAAAAATTCACAAACATGGAGTAGTATATCTATGGCTGGATCTACAAACGGAGCCTTGGTTGGACCCGTTACAGTTTCAGGCACAATAACAATACCATCAGGGAGTACATTCGTAATTTTATAATGAGTAAATTAGAAACAAACACAGTAGATAGTATTTCAGGAACTAGTACACTTACTTTAGGTGGCAGTAACGCTTCTGTTGTTTCAGCAGGAACAGAAGTAAGATCAAATAAATTATCACCTGCTTCAGGAACTGCTTTGCAAATTGGAGACAGTGGAGATACTATTACTATTCCATCTGGTGCAACGATTGTAAACTCTGGAACTCAAACAGGTTTTGGCGGTGTTAACACTCCAGCTTTTTTTGCTTATCAAACTAGCAATCAAACTATAGCTAACGCTACAAACACAGTTGTTTCTTTAGATACTGAAGCATTTGATACAGATAATGCTTTTGCGTCAAATACATTTACAGTACCAGCTGGAGAAGGTGGCAAGTATTTTTTTACTATTGGAATAAGAAAAAATGATTTTACATCTACTAGATTTAATCTCTATTTAGAAAATCAATCTGCAGTAAGTCTACTTAGTTTAGAACATGGTACTGATTCATCTTATGGTACAGCTAATGGAAGCACTATTGTAAATTTAAGTGCTGGAAACACAGTAGTAATGAAAATTTACCAAAATCAAGGTGGTAGTCAAACCACATTACAAGGGATACATCAAACATTTTTTGGTGGATACAAATTAATCGGAGTTTAAATTATGGCAGACGGAATTTTAAAAGTAGGAACAATAACAACGAGCTCTGGATCAGGGACCATTACTCTTGGTCAATCTGGGGAGACTGTTGATATGGCTAATGGATCTATTACTTTAAATAGTGATATGAAAGCAACTCCAGCTTTTCAAGCATTTTTATCAGCTAATCAAACATTAGCAGATAATACACAAGTAAAAATTCAAGCTAACACAGAAAGTTTTGACACAGATAGTGCTTACGATAATTCTACAAATTATAGATTTACACCTCAAACATCTGGTAAATATGTTTTTTATGCTAATGTAAGAACAAGTGCTGGAGATGGTAACAATGCTTCTACATCAGGTTCTATTTATAAAAATGGATCAATAGCTGCTCAGTTACAACAACATACTCACATTCCTGCAGAAGCCGCAAATATCTCTGCAGGTAATTTAATTATTTTAGAAGCAAATGGTTCAAGTGATTATTTTGAATTTTTTGGTCTTTGTAATGATACATCAGGAGATGGAGTAGCAATAGGTTCTTCATATCCAATAACATATTTTGGAGCATACAAGGTAATAGGAGCATAATGACAGCAATTTTAAAAGTAGACACAATACAAGATACAGCGGGTAATAACATTATCAACGAGAGTTCTGATACTATTACTATTGGAGCAGCTGGTGATACAGTTACTGTGCCAGGAACAGAGGTAAAATCAAATAAATTATCACCTGCTTCAGGAACTGCTCTTCAAATTGGAGATAGTGGCGATACTATTACAATACCTTCGGGTGCAACAATAACTAATAGTGGGACTGCAAATGGTTTTGGTGGTGGAAAAATTTTACAATTAGTATCAGCGACAGATACATCTGTTAGATCAACAACTTCAGCTTCATATACAAAAGCTAGTAATAGTTGTGATGTTGCAATAACACCATCAGCAAGTAACTCAAAAGTTCTTATTATGTTAAGTTCTGGTGGAGGTGTAGGTGCCTCTGGAAACAGAGGATTTTTTTCATTTTTTAGAGATAGTACAGATTTGGCTCCAACTGGAGATGGAATTAGAACTATTGAAAATACTGGAGCTACTACAAGTGAAACTCCTTTTGTTGTTTATTTTTTAGACACACCTAATACCACATCTCAAGTTACTTACTCAATACAGATGAAAACTCAAAATGGTAACTCACTATATTTTAATCAAAAAGGTGTATCAACAATGACTTGTATGGAGATAGGAGCATAATATGGCAACAACAGAAGCAATATATAGAGCAGTAAAAATTATAAATTCAAATGCTACACTTTCTATTTCTGAAAATAATTTAGATAGTATTACTTGGGAAGATGAAACAACACCTATTTCTAAATCGGATATTGAAGCCAAATTAACACAAGCACAAAATGAATTAGATGAAGAAGCACAAGCAGCAATAAACAAAAAAGCCTCTGGTAAACAGAAGCTAAAAGATTTAGGATTAGACGACGCAGAAATTAAAGCGTTGATAGGATAAATTATGGCAATAACTAGAATAGGACCAAATCAATCAATAAACCTTGCAAGTAATATTACAGGGACATTGGCTACAGGTAATGGCGGTACAGGTGCAACTAGCTTTGCACCAGGTAAAACTTTACAAGTCGTATCTGCTATAAGAGCAACAGAAATTGCAACAAATAGCCAAAGTTATCAAACAACAAATTGCACAGCTTCTATAACTCCAAGTGCGTCATCAAGTAAAGTATTAGTTATGATTACTGGTTCTGGTAGAGAAGATGCTGCTGGAAATACTGCTAAATACACAATTTTTAGAGATAGTACAGCTTTGGGTTCAAATACAGCAAATGGTTTTAGTGAACAAAGTTCAGATGCAGATTTAATTAAAGCACCTTATTCTATGATTTTTTTAGATTCTCCTTCAAGCACTTCATCAGTTGCATATACTCTTTTTATGAAAAATCAAAATGGTAGTGGGAGTTGTAAGGCTTGTCATAATAATACTAATACTACAGTAACTTTAATGGAGATAGCTGGATGATATTAGAAGCAATACTTAAAATAAATCCTAATGCGATAGTTACTGTTAGTGGAACAGATATTAATACTTGTACTATTGAATGGTTAGAAGGAACAACACCTATTCTCAAAGCTGATATAGAAGCTATGATTCCTATTGTAGAAACTGAAATAGAAAATGTAGCAAATGAAAAATCTTCTGGTAAACAAAAACTTAAAGATCTAGGATTAACCGACGCCGAGATAAAAGCATTAACGGGAGCATAGACCATGCTCGGACTAACTACTTTATCCGGTGCTCCAATATCGACATCGTTCTTTAACCCCAATGTTTTAGTTAATGTAACCGGTAATCAACTATCTATTAGTGTTGGAACCGCAATAGCAACTACAAATGCTGACGCTTTACCTAGTGGTTCTAGAGTAACTCTTGGGACAGGTACAGTAACTGTTACAGGGACAGCAGTTGTAAATCCTACTGGATCACAAGTATCATTAGGCATAGGAACTGTAGTAGTTTCAGCAAATGCAAACGTATCCGTTACTGGAAACTCATTGACCTTATCGACAGGAAGTGTTACAGTAACAGGAACAGCATTAGTGAATCCAACGGGTTCACAAGTAACGGCAAAAACAGGAGAGGCAGGGATTATAACTTGGAATGATATAGTACCAGGTGTTAATATGACTTGGACAAATATAGATCCCTATTAATAAATTATGGCATCATCTTTTTCAACAAACTCAAAATTAGAATTAGTCACTACCGGTGAAAAAGCTGGTCTATGGGGCACAATTACTAATACAAACTTACAGGTACTAGAACAATTATCTACAGGTTACTTGTCCTCTGCACAGCTTGCAAGTGGTGACCTTACTTTAGCATTAGATAATGGTGCAACATCTACAGGAAAAAATTTATATATAAAACTAACAGGTACATTAGGTGCAAATAGAAATGTAACTATTCCAAGTGGTGCTGAAAGAGTAATAATTTTTGAAGATGCAACAACTAGAGGAGCTTCTTCTTCTTTTTTTACAATAACAGTTAAAACAGTTTCAGGATCTGGAGTTGTATTACCTATAGGATCTACTTCTTTAGTTTATTCTGACGGTACAAATGTTAGTTTAGGATTACGTCAACAAGGTTATGTAACATTAAACTCCTCAGCAATTACTGCGTACACTGCAGTTGATGGTGATCAAATTTTAGCAAACACAACAGCTAACCCAATTACAGTAACACTACCAGCTTCACCTGCAACAGGTGCTGAAGTTTTATTTGTTGATGCTAGAGGCACATTTGCCAATAACAATTTAATTGTTAATAGAAACAGTCAACCTATTAATTCAGGGACAAGTAATTTAACTTTAACAACTAGTGGCCAAGCCTTTTCATTAGTCTACGTAGATTCAACAAGAGGTTGGGCTTATAAAACCAACACAGCATAAGGAGCATGAATCATGGCTCTTATTGATTTTAAAGTCTTACCTGGAATAGATAAGCAAGACACAACATCTGGAGCAGAAAACAGATGGGTTGATTGTGATAATGTTAGGTTTAGATATAACTTACCAGAAAAAGTTGGTGGCTGGTCTTCATTAATATCAGATAGTATTGTAGGAGTTGCAAGACGTGAGTTTGCTTTTGTAGATTTAGAAGGTAATCGTTATGTTGCAATAGGAACTGACAAATTTTTACTTTTATATTTTGAAGGTCAAATATTTGATATCACTCCTATAAAAATACCTTTAGCTTCTTCAACAATAGCAACTGTACAAAATTCCGCAGTGTGTACAATTACAACTGCTTCGACACATGGTTTTGAACCAGGAGATATTGTTTTATTTAATAGTGTAACTTTACCAAATAGCACTGGATATAATGCATCTGATTTTGAAAATAAATTATTTCAAGTAACTTCAACACCAACTTCAGTTACATTTACAATTACTCAAAGCTTTAATGCAACAGGTACAGTATCAACGGGTGGTAGTATATCTGTTATACCTTATGAAAAAATTGGACCTGCTGCACAATCATATGGTTATGGTTTTGGTACAGGTCAGTATGGTGGAACTATTGCAGGTGCACAACAAACTACTTTAAATGGTTCATTAACTGCAGACACTGCAGGTACAGGTGGATCAGGAACTGTTATTAACGTTACATCAAACACAGGTTTTCCAACAGCAGGAACTATAGCTGTAGCAAACGAATTAATTACCTATACTGGAAAAGGAACCAATACTTTAACAGGTATTACTAGAGGAGCTTTTGGAACTGCAACTGCAGGTACTTCAAATGGTCAAGCTCATTCAACAGGTGCAACGGTTACAGATGCATCAAGCTTTACAGGTTTTGGAAGTGCCGTGCAAGCATCTAACGTGACTCTAGAACCAGGCCTCTGGAGCCTAAGTAATTTTGGTCAAGTTTTAGTTGCAACTATTGCAAATGGTAAAACATTTACATGGAATGCAGGAGCAGCATCACCATTAACAGTTAGAGCTTCAACCGGTACTTCAGGTTTTTCAACAGCAAGTAACCCAACTGCAACAAGAGTTACATTGGTGTCCCCTACAACACGTCACTTAATTCATTTAGGTACTGAAACAACTATTGGAGATACTACTTCTCAAGATGATATGTTTATAAGATTTTCTGATCAAGAAGATATAAATGATTATACACCAACAGCTATTAACAGCGCTGGATCACAAAGACTTCAAGATGGAACAAGAATTATAGGTTCATTAAAAGCAAAAGAAACAATTTTAGTTTGGACGGATAATGCATTGTACACTATGAAATTTATTGGTGCACCTTTTACATTTGGGTTTGAGCAAGTTGGTACTAACTGTGGATTGATTGGAAAAAATGCAGCTGTTGAAATTGATGGTGTTGCATTTTGGATGAGTACAAATGGTTTCTTTATGTTTGATGGTACAGTTAAATCACTACCATGTAGTGTTGAAGATTATGTTTATGATCAAGCAGATACAACTAAAGGTCAACAAGTAGCAGCAGGTATCAACAATTTATTTACAGAAGTTGTTTGGTATTACCCCTCAACTAGTTCTGAGTATAATGATCAGTATGTAGTATTTAATTATGGAGAACCTATAAAAGGTGGTACTTGGTACATTGGAACAGAAGCAAGAACTTCTTGGATTGATGCAAGTGTATATCAAAAACCAATAGCAACTAAATTTAATTCAACATCTAACGGAACTTTCCCTGCAATTATAGGTCAAGATGGATTGGGCCAAACTCAATTATTTGAACATGAAGTAGGTACAGATCAAATTAATCAAGACGGAAGTACAACAACAGTTACATCATTTGTAAAATCATACGATTTTGATATACAGTCAAGACAAAAAAATGCACAAGGTAAATCAACAGGACCTGGTATATCTGGAGAAATATTTTTAGCTATGAGAAGATTTGTACCAGATTTTAAAGACTTACAAGGTAATGCAAAAGTAACACTTGCTGTTAAGCGTTATCCTCAACAATCAGATACAAACACTTCTTTAAGCCCCTTTACAATTAACTCAAGTACTGATAAAAAGGATACAAGAGCCAGAGGCAGGTTTGTTAACATTAAGATAGAAAATACAGATGTTAGTGAATCTTGGCGTTTTGGTACTTTACGAATTGACATACAACCAGACGGAAAAAGATAATGGCAAAAACTTTATTTGAATTAGCACAAGAATACTTAAATCAGGGAATGCCTGATATAACTCAAACCCCGAGAGTGGTTACACCACCAGCTACTACGATGCCTGTACCAATTCCTCCTGGAGGTTCACCTACAGCACGTATATTACCCATGCCTCAAGGAGGAGGCGGAGGTGGTTTTGGTGTTTATAATGCTGATCCTAATTCTACAAGAACACAAAGTAATTATAGTCCTTATGCTTATAGACAAGCTTTTGGAAAAACTGATTACCAGGATTTTAATCCAAGTAGTACATACGCTGCCAAACAAATGGAAATGAATCCAGAATACTATGAAGGTAAACAACTAACAGGTATACCAGGCGCAGCTGCTAATTATTTAAAAAATAGTTTTCTAGGTAAAGGATTAAGTGCTTTAGGTGATAAGCTTCCCGTTAATAGAAGAGCTATATTAGAAAATGAATTATTAGGTGCAGGAATGCAATTAAACGATATTGGACAATTTGTATCTGATGGTGGAGATATAAATAAAGCAGATGGGTCAAATATTATGGCGGGATATAATGCTGCCAAAGTAACTCAAGAAACTTTTGATAAAAGAAGAGCTACAATTAATGCTAAAATGAAAGACCCTAAACAAAAAGCAGCGAAGTTAGCAGCTTTGGATGCAGCAGAAGAAAGTTTCTTTGGTGCAAAAACTAAAGCAGATATGGTTTTTGATGATAAATCTTTAACTAAAAATCCTGATTACGTATCTCAAAAAATTATAGATCAAAAAATAAAAGAAGCTGTAGAAGGTGAAGATGATAGCGATGATGATATAGATAGCTTTGATCCTTTAAATCAAATTGATTTTATGCCAAGTTTTGCTGGTATGAATGCACCAAGTACTTTTACTTTAACTGCTCCACAGTATGGAGATTCTTTTGGTCAAGGCTATGGTTCAGGATATGGAAATAATTCAATAATAACTGGAGGAACAAATCAAAATGATTTTGATGGACTTGGACCTATTACTGGAGGAACAAATCAAAATGATTTTGATGGACTTGGACCTATTACTGGAGGAACAAATCAAAATGATTTTGTTGGACTTGGACCTATTACTGGAGGAACAAATCAAAATGATTATTCTGGTGGTGGATATAATGCCGGAAGTGGTTACAATACTACAGGTCAAGGTGGCCCTGCAGGTCAAGGAAGTATAACAAATCCTTCAAACTATGGAACAGGTAGTGGTAATTTAGGTGATTATCAAATGCAACCTTCAACACCTACTTATCAAACTGGAACAACTCAAAGACCTGGATCAGGCGGTGGCGGCGGAGGTGGCGGCGGTGGCGGTGGCGGCGGCAAGATAGTCTGCACCATGATGAATGAATCATATGGCTTTGGATCATTTAGAAATAAAATTTGGTTAAAACATTCAAAAGGTTTAGCACCTGAATATCAAAAAGGTTATCACAAATTATTTTTACCTTTAGTTAAATTATCTAAAACAAATAAAGTAGTTAGAAAAATATTAGAACACATTGCAGTTCACAGAACTATAGACATACGTCAGGAATCAAGAGGCAAGGTACATTTACTAGGTAGATTATATAGAAAAATATTAGAACCTTTATGCTATTTGGTAGGTAAACATGGCTAAAGTAGTAGTTAGATTACCTGAGCCTAAAGAAGAGTACGACTTTTCTAACCAAAAACAAATTAATAGAGCAATTGCTTTGATTGTAGAACAATTAAATTCTACATTTTTAAACGAACAAAAACAAGAACAAGAAAGGTTTGCGTGGTTTAATGGCTAACATATATACAAATGCAAAAGTAGATTTAAATACAACAAATGCTACTACATTATATACAGCACCTAGTAACTCTAGAGCAATTGTAAAATCTTTATTGGTATCAAATGATGCTGGAAGTGCAGCAACATTAACAGCAACGTTAACTAATGCAGCTGCTGCTGTATTTAGTTTATTTAATGTAAAATCAATAGCTTCTAATACTACCGAACAATTATTAACAGAACCATTGGTATTATTAGAAAATGAAATATTGAAAGTTACTGCATCTGATGCTAATGAATTACATGTGGTAGCATCAATATTAGAAATAAATAGAGATTAAATATGTCATTTATAGAAACAGAAGCATCAGTAAGATACGAAACAGTTAATGGTAAAAAGACCATGATTATCACACCTAAATGTGAGGTTACCTTAACTAATATGAAAACAGGTCAAGAATATATGTCAGACTCAGAATCAGATGCTGATGTAAACAATGATGAAACAGAAACTAAGAGAGAAGATATACGTAGAGACGTTAAAATAACAGTAGAAGAATTTAACCTAGGAGCCGGTTCTGAGTTGTAAAAAAACTCATTTTCCTGTACAATAAATTATGCCAATTTCAAGAATGCAAAATCCAAGACAACTTTACGGACTAGGAAGTATTGTTAAATCCATAGGTAAAGGTGTTAAAAGTATTATAAAATCACCTATAGGTAAAGCAGCCATATTAGGTTTTGGTGCTAATGCTCTTATGGGTGGAGGTGGTTTAGGTTCTATCTTGGGTAAAATGGGAATGACACAACCAGGATCTGGTTTTGGTGGTGGTTCAGGATTAATGGGTTTATTTGGTAAGGCTAAAAATTTTATAGGTGGTTTATCTGGTACACAAAAATTAATAGGGGGTGCTGGTATCTTGGGTCTTGGAGGAGCTTTTGGAGGTATGGAAGATGAACAAGTAGAAGAATTAAAAGGAAACCCTGAAGCATTGAAACAATATTTAGCACAATACTATTCAAATTTAAATAAGAACGCTACACAAGCAGAAGTAGATAAGTTTGTACAAACTAACACATCAGAATACGCAATGGGTGGCAGAGTAAAATATGCAAGTGGTAGTGAACCTATGATATTACCTAAAGCTAAACCAAGAGAAAGTGATGGTAAAAGAGTATTAGATCTTTTAGCTAAAAATAAAAAAGCTTCTCAAAACACTTTAGGATCAAAAACTTTATTTAATCTAGTAGGACAAAATGCAGCTAAAGCATATAAAGCAGGAGACATTAGTAAGTCTCAATATGATAGTATGATGAAACCTTTCTTTGGTGAGCCTAGTGAGAGATTAAGTAAAAAAATATCAGAAGAACAAAAAGAATTAAGAGCCAATGGTGGTAGAATAGGTTTTAATGAAGGTAGTTTAGATCCAAAAATTCGTGAAATAGTAATAGATCTTATGGACAATGAAGGTTTTGAATTTGGTCAAGCGGTTGAAGAAGCTTATAAAAGAATTGAAAAAACTAAACCTGGTAAAGCTAACGGTGGTAGAATAGGTTTTCTAGCAGGTGGTGATACTAAGTATAATTCAATGGTAACTAAAATGTATATACAAGCCGGTGGTGAAGAAGGCACAGGAATGGATATAGATAAATTTGCAAAGGAATATTTTAAAAAATTTAATAAAGGTGGTAGAGTACGTTATGCTTATGGGTCAGATGAGATCGTGGATCAAGCCTCAGGGATCATGGGTTTACCTCAAAGAACTAATAGTGAGGGTATAAAAGAACTAGATTTAAGAGATAGTGGTGGATTTATTCCTCCAGTTGGTGTAAAAGAAAAGGCAGATGATGTTCCAGCAATGTTATCTAATAACGAATTTGTAATGACTGCTGATGCTGTTAGAGGTATGGGCGGTGGTGATGTAAATAGAGGTGCACAACGTCTATATGATCAAATGAAAATGCTTGAAAAAGGAGGCAGAGTATAATGGCCATAAATGAAACAAGAGTATTACCTGCAGAGTATATTGAAGCCGGTGGTAAAAGTTATTTAAATGATCTAACTACAGCAGTAGGTGATTATAAAGCAGCAGACCTTTCAAAAGTTTACGGTTCACAATTTGTAGCAGGACAAGATCCTTTACAAGCAGAAGCTGTTAAACAAGCAACACAAGGTATAGGTTCATACCAACCTTTTTTAAATGCAGCGCAAGCAGCAACGGGACCTCAAGGTTATCAACCTTATATGTCTCCATACCAACAAGAAGTCATTGATCAAACTTTATCTGGTTTTGATCTTCAAGCACAAAAAGGTTTAGGTTCATTTGCAGATAATGCTTATACTGCGGGTGCATTCGGTGGAGCAAGACAAGGTGTTCAAGAAGCAGAATACATGGCAGGTTCAGATAGAAACAGAGCAGCGCTACAAGCTCAACTATTAGGTCAAGGATTTAATCAAGCTCAGAACTTAGCTCAAAATCAATTTAACCAACAATCCGCTATGGCTAATCAAGTTCCTAACTTACAAGGTCAACAAGTTGCTGGTCTACAAACTTTAGGTTCAGGTCTACAGACACAAAGACAAGCTGAATTAAGTGCACAACAACAGTTAGCTACACAAAATTTAAATCAAGGTTTAACAGCAGCTCAACAATACGGTGCAGGTGTTACAGGATTGATTGCAGGATACCCTGGAAAAACAGTTCAAGAAGTAACTCCTAATGCAAGTCCTATGGCTAATTTATTAGGTACAGGTACTACGCTAGCTGGAATATACAGAGCATTCAACCCTTCAAAAGGATAACATGAGTAAAGTATTTAAAAGACCTATGTTCAGAAGAGGCGGGAACGTTGGAACAGGCATCATGACTGGTATCGTAGATAGATCTATGCATGCTGAAAATCCTTTTGTAATGGGTAATGCAGGAATGAATCCAGACGGTTTAGGTTTTAAAGAAACACCTGTTGAAGATGTAGTACTTCCAAATTCTAATCAAACATCTAATAATGTTGAAGATGCATTTAACACTGAATCTTTTAGAAGTACAGCTAGTGCAGGAACTCCTACTTCAGTAGAAGATTATATTTCACAAATAAAAGCAGGGGCTGGTGAATATGGAGGAATGGATCCTTTAACTTCTTATTTATTAACAGCTGGACCACAAATAGCCAAAGCAACATCTTTTGGTGATGCTATATCAAGATTAGAAAAACCTAATGCAGCTTTAATAGAATCTCAAGGTAAAAAAGCAGCTTATGATAGAGATTTAAGATTAGCTGCAACTAAAATGGGTATAGCCGATAAAAATAAATTTGAAGACAGACAATTTCAATTAGATGCACAAGCTGATCAAAGACGTTTTGATAGATTAATTAAAACTGATGATAGAGAATGGAAATCTATGTTAATAAAAGATGAGAGAGATTACTTAGATTCTACTAAATTAGACGATAGAGAATGGAAAAAATATTTAATTGGTGATGCAAGAGATTATGAAAAAAGATTATTAACAGATAGAAGAGATTATGAAAAATTAACTTTAGGTGAGAAACAAGCATATGATGAGAAACTTTTAGGTGAAGCTAGATCATACCAAGATATGAAGGACTCAGAGAAAAGAGAATATGAAAAAGGATTAATTGCAGATGGTAGAATTTTTGAATTAGAAAAAATTACACGTAAAGAAAAATTTGAAGAGAAATTGATTGATAAACAATTAGATCAAGCTAAACTACGTACTTCAGATAACTATTTAGAATTTTATGGTAGAAGTGATGTTAAAGCATCAAATAGAGCAGACTATGAAAATAATAGAACAGAAGCTAAATTATTAGAATTGTTTGGAAAAGATAGCGCAGGTTTAATTGGTGGCGACAAACATGGATCTATTGAATCAATAATAAAAGGTAAGAAAAAGAAAAACATAGGTAAAGTTTTCTTTGATATAACAGATGGAACAACTAAAAGAATTAGAAAAAATACAGATGGTAGTTTTGGTATTGAGATTATAGATCCTAATACTTTTGTAAAAGAAGTACCTATTAGTGATAAAGAAGTTTTATTAAATAAAAAAGAAAAAGATGAAAAAGAAAAAGAACGATTAGAAAAAGCTTACGGATTTCACATTCCAACTGTTATTGATGAAATACAAAAAAATAGTAAAACAAAAGAAGATATAAGTCCATAGGAGAATAAATGGCGGAACAATTTGTACCCTTAAACTCAGCAGAACAAGATAGTGAAACCTCTTGGTACACTGCAGCAGCAGCAGGAATTATATCCGGTATTATAAAAATACCTGAAGGAATAGTATCTCTTGGAGCAGAGTTAATTGATCTAGGTGCAGGAAGTGATACAGCAGCAGGTGTTGAACAATTTTTTGATAAATTAAATCCCTTTGAAGAAGTAGCTGAAGAAAGAGGTATAGGTAAACTTACAGAAGCTATAATGCAAATAGGTGTACCAGGAACTATTGGTCTTAAAGTAGCTAGTAAAGCCGCAAGGAATTTAACTGCTAAAGCTTTAAAAGCAAAACGTGCTGGAGCTTATGCTCAATTAGGAACGCCACAATTTAAACAAGCTTTAAATAAAGTAGGTGAGTTAAATAAAAAATTAAAAATTCCAAGATATGCAGCAGGTGTTATGGGTGGCGCAGCAGGAGAAGTGTTGGTTGCTGATGTTGAAGGTATTGGTACTTTTGGAGATATGTTTGATGGCGGACCTACTAAACTAGATAGAGAAGAAACTACTGGAAGAGATGAAGCTGGAAGAAAAATATTAAACAGATTAAAATTTGGTTCTGAATCTTTGTTAGTAACTCCTTTTGTTTATGGCGCAGGTAGAGGACTTAAAGAATTAGCTAATAGAGGTAAAGACGCAGCTTATAGTAAGTCTGCAATTATTAGAGCTTTAGATAAATACGTTAGAGCTCCTTTTGTACCTGAAGGAAATTTAGGTAAAGAAATATTTGATTCTGAAAATATGAAAGAAGCTTTAAAAGCTACAGATATAGGAAGAGCAAAACAAATAGTAGACAACCTTACTAGAGAAGTAGATGCTATATTTCCAGATATTAAAGTTGCATTTGATGCAGGTTTAAAAAATGAAAAAACAGAATTTATGAGAAAGTTAGATGATATTCTTTTTGAAGGAGAACTTGGACAAGTTATAGATCGTAAAAAAATAGATGATCTTTTAGAAACAATGAAAAAAGGTAATGTTAAAGAAGATTCAAGACAAGCTATAATTGGCGGATTAAATAATGCTAGGACTGAATTTGTAGAGTTAATGGGTATGTTGGATAAATCTCTTGTTGGTAAAGTTACACCTAAAGGTAAAACACTTTCCAAAGGTCAAACAGAGTTAAAAGGTCTTTTATCTAAAAGAGTTAATAACTGGGTAGGGGGATCATATAAAATGTTTGAAGAACCTAAAGGATTATTTAAATTTATGAAAAGATATAAACCAACACAAGAAGCTAATGATAATGCAGTTAGATTTTTTAGAGAACAAATAGCTAAAGAAAATGGTGATAAAACATTTGACATAGCTAGCAATAAATACACTTTTGAAGCACAGGAAATAGTTGATAAATTTATTAAAGAAGGTGCAAAAAGAAAAAAACCAGCGCCTCTAGCTTTAAAAGAATTTGTTAATAAAACTATGGAAGGTAAATCTGGAGCTGAATTTATAAAAGAAGCTATGAAGACTGGTAATATTCCACCGCCAGCTATTAGAGAACTAATGGGAGAAATTAAAGATCCTAGATATTCTATTTATAATGCTATGACTAGTTTATCTTCTGTTACAAGAACAGCAGCATATCTTAAAGATGTTTCTGCTAAAAATGATGCTGTACAATTAGGAGGACAAAGAGGATTTTTTTGGCCAACTAAAAATGCTGCCGAAAATGCTGTTGATTTTAAAAATACAGGAATTGAATTAGTAGCTATAGACGATATTATAAAACAAATGCCTGGAGCAGGTAAAATTGCTAATCCACTTGCAGGTAAATATACTACTAAAGAAATTGCAGAAGCAATTGGAAATGCTAATGGTATAGATACTTGGCTTCAAGGTTTTGTTAGAGGAGAAGGTAAAGAAGGAGCGGAAGCTGCAGCGAGTTGGTTTTATAGAAATTTATTATTATTTCCAAAAGGTATTTCACAAATGTCTAAAACAATATTTTCTGCACCTACACACATACGTAATTTTTTAAGTGCTTTTGGTTTTGCCGGAGCTAATGGTAATTTATTTGAACCTGAATTTTATACTAAAGCATTTGGGGAAGGTGTAGATGTTGCAGGTTTAGCTAAACTTGGTCCAACTAGTCCAAAAATGCAAACAGCTTATAGAGAACTACAAGAATTTGGTCTGGTAAATCAACAAATTCAAGTAGGAGATATGAAAGGTATGTTCGAACAAATTCAAACTCTTGGCATATCACCTAATGTAGATGGCGTGTTAGGAGCAATGATGAAAAAATTAAAAAAAGTAGGTCAGTTTGCTCAAGGAAAATATATTCAAGAAGATGATACTATTAAAGTGGCAAGTTATATAACTGAGATGGGTAAATTAAAAAGAGGGTACGCTAAAGCCGGAATGCAAGTACCCCAAGATATATTAAAATTTGTTCCTGAAGAACAATTGCTTAAAAAATATGATGATTTAATGGAAGCTGGTTATAATAAAACATACAAAGAATTTAAACAAACAGAATCTTTAAAAAGAATGGCTGTAGAGATTGTTAAAAATACTGTTCCCAATTATGCTTACGTTGGGTCAGCTGTTAAAACAGCAAGGTTATTACCTATAGGTAATTTTATGTCTTTCCCATCTGAAATGATAAGAACTACAACTAACATTGCAGAGCTAGGAATAAATCAATTAAAACATTCAGGTAAAACTAAAGGAAGTAACATTCTTCCAATGGTATTTGATGTAGAAGCTAATGCTTTTGTTAAAAATGATAATCCTTTTTACGGAGATGGAATGAAAAGATTATTGGGTTTAGCTACATTTACTACAGCTGCACCTATTGCAATAACTGAAGGAGCAAAAGCTTTATATGATGTAACTCAAGATGAGTTAGATGCTTTAAGAAGATTTGTACCGGATTGGTCAAAAAATTCTACTTTAATTCCAGTTAGAGATGATGAAGGAGAATTAAGATATATAGATTTTAGTGGTAGTAATGCTTACGATGTTGTTGCTAAACCTTTAAGAACAGTAATAAATAATATTCAAGATGGTAAAATGACAGATCAAGGTTTATTAGAATCGTTTGTGACTGGTGTTAATGAAGCAGGCGCTCAATTATTAAATCCATTTATATCAGAATCTATTTGGATAGAAGCGGCTAATGATTTAGTTGTAAGAGGTGGAAGAACAGATGATGGTAGACTTTTATACACAGATCAAACTTCAGCAGGAGATAAAGCAGCAATTAGATTTCAACATTTAGGTAAAGCCCTTCTTCCAAGTATTAATCCCTACAGAAGACTATTTCAAGCAGCTACAGATACTCCTACTAAATCAGGTCAAGAGTTAGATATAGGTTCTGAGTTAGCAGGATTTATGGGTATGAGACCTATTAAAGTTGACCCTTTAAGAACAATGAATTTTAAAATTGCCAATTATCAATCTGGTATTAGGAATGCTAGAAAAGAATTTACAGGAGGTTTTTTTGGATTATTGAAAGGTGGTCCTGTTGAAGAAGAAGATGTAATTAAAAGATTTATTGCTTCTAACAAAGCAAGATTTGGAGTTCAACAAGAAATGTTTAGAGATTTAAAAGCTGCCGAAGAATTAGGTGTGGAAAGATATGAATTAAATAATTCATTTAAAGAAAGACAATTAAGTGATGACGCTTTCTATTCTTTAATAAATTCAAGATTTACTCCGTATTTTCCTTCTGAAGATATTGAAAATAAATTTAGAGAAATTGCAAACAATTTAGATATAGAAAATCCTTATTTATCTGCAAAAAATGATTTAAATTCTATTAGGGCTCAACTTAGACAATTAGGTTTTGATCAAAAATTTAGAAATGAGTTTGCTATAGGGGGACATGTTGAATCTACTGCTTTTACAGAATCCATAACAGGTATCGTTCCTGTTTTAAAAAGATTAGATTATGCTATGGGTAATATGAATTTGGAAGAAAGTTTTGACGAACAAGTAGATCTTTCAGATTTTATAGATACATCAGAAAAAATGCCTACACCACCTTTACCAAATACCCCAATGCCTAACCAAAATGTTATACAGGCAAGTATCAAGGCTCAAGCAACAGAACCTTTGAATGATGGATTAACCAACACCGAAAACGCATTATTATCTCAAGAAGAAAAAATGATTAGATTAAGACAGAGAGGTTTAGCATAATGGATTATTTGGGAGGTTTGATAAGCTGGTCTTATCGGGGTTTGAATGTAGCGGGGGTTACATTCTAATGAGTAAAAATTTAGCTTTAATTAAAATAGAATCACACGAAAAACTTTGTAGAATAATGCAGAAACAAACTCAAACAGATATTAAAAATTTACAAATTCAAATCAACAGAATTGAAAAAATATTATTAGTTTGTGCAGGTACTTTATTAGCTGGTATGGCCAGTGTTATTTTAATGTTACTTGATAAAATTTAAATCCACTCTTTAAAATCTTCATCCATAATTGCATTAGCAATATTAACTTTATTACGTAAAGCTTTTACAATTCTTTCATCAATAGTATCCTGAGCCATGATATCAATATAAGTCATTTTTTGTGTTTGACCTATACGATCTATTCTAGCTTCTGACTGTTGACGTTTCTCTAAGTCATAACCATTAGAGAAATAAACCATGTTACTTCCAGCAGTAAGTGTAATACCATAACCACCAGTGTGAGTAGTACCTACAAAGAATCTACAAGCATCATCATTCTGAAACTTTTTAATATTCTTAGATCTTGCATCAGTGTCTGTTGCACCATAGTAATCAACAACAGAGTCTTCACCATATACTTTTTTTATTTCTTTAATTATTCTTCTAACATCATGAGTGTAGTGAGACCAGATAATAGTTTTACCTTCTATATTTTCTAGTATACTCATTAATTCATTTAGCCTGCTGCAAGGTAAATCTTTTATAGTACCATCATCAGAAGTAAAATGACCACAAGTAATTTGATGTAGTCTCATAAGTTGAGTCATAACAGTTGCAGAGGATTGCATTTTACCTTCTAAGAAAGCTACTGCTTCTTTTTTCATCTGTTGGTAAACTGTTTTTTGTTCTTTAGTTAGTTCTACATAATGTTTAACAAAAGTTTTTTCTGGAAGATCTAAACAATCTTCTTTTAATATTCTGTTAGAGAAAGGTTTTATTTTATCAGACAGTTCACCCAGGTTCACGTAGCCTGTAACAATTTCTATTCTTCTACCATTGACTTCAATCTTTCTCATGTTGGCATATCTAGATCGAAACGTGTAGTAAGAATCATGCCCCAGGAGCCATGGATCAAGAAAGGCACATTGACTAAATAAATCTAATGGAGATTTAGTAACAGGAGAACCTGTTAAAATTCTTCTATACTTTGCACTGCCTCTTAATGCTAAAATATTTTTAGTTCTATTTGATGTTGGAGTTTTAATTGTAGTAGATTCATCAATTGCAATCATTGCTTTGTGACAAGATAAAAATTTAGCTGCAAAAGCTGCACCATCACCTGTAGAAAAAGTTTCTACATTCATAATTAAAATATGTAGATCAGTTCCAGTTTCAAATAACGTATTTAAAATTTTTCTTTGTTTAACTGTTTTGTCAGTTGTTTTCCAAAGTACTACTTTTTTTTCTATATGATCTGGTAAGTGTGTAGGAATTTCTGAGTCATACCAATTTTTATATACACCTTTAGGTGCTATCAATAATAGACCATTTATATCGCCTCTATCATAGAGAATAGCGGCATTATCTAATAATACTTTAGATTTACCTGTACCCATTTCCATGAAATAAGCGAAGTTTTCTTTGTCCCAAGACTCTTCTAATGCTTTGAGCTGATGCTCGAAAGGCTTCGTTTTAAATTTATAGTTCATAATTTGCTTTTCTTTCTATAGATGATATATATGTGGTTAAAATAAAAAGTCAATGAGCAAAGTATATTTAACACAGGAGATTCCTGTAGACAGAGACACAGGACAGCCTAAATACAATGTATTGGGGGCTTCTAAGTATGGCGACATAGTGACGCTGCTTCCTATGTATTCACAAATTATATTATCTCCTGGCCCATTAATTTTAAAACTTAGAACTCTTCTAAAGAGCTACAAACCTGAAGATTATTTACTACTCTCAGGCGATCCCGCAGTTATTGGAGTTGTTTGTTCCGTTGTTTCAGATATAACTAATGGAAAATACAAGCTTCTTAAATGGGACAGACAAGAAAAAACATATTACCCGATCGAAATAAATATTTTTCAAAACTAGTATTGACAAAAATTATAAAACTCCTATATATCTTTGATATGAAAGCGAGGAATATAAACTATGTCAATTAACTTAAGAGAAGACGCTCCGGATCAGAGCAATATAATCGATCCAAAAAAACTATCTGAAGAAGTTGAAAAATTAGTATCAATTCAAAAACAGATAAAATCCAACGAAGATAAAATAAAAGATTTAAAAGAAGACGAGAAACATTTTAGTACAATCGTTATTCCAAAATTAATGGAAGAGATGAATCTAAAAAGTTTAAAATTACAAGATGGTTCTGAACTGTCTGTAAAAAAAATCTTCAGCACCACTATGAAAGCGGATAGAAAAGGTGAGTGCGTACAATGGCTTCGAGACAACGGTTTGGGTGATATTATAAAAAATAATATTACAGTATCATTCGGTCGTGACGAGGAAACCAAGGCTGCAGAATATGCTACCCTTGCAAAGGGACAGGGCTATGAACCTACTCAAGAAGAGAAGGTTCACCCGTCCACTTTAAGAGTAGTGATGGAGGAAGTTCATACCAAAGGTAAAGAAATTCCTGCTGATCTATTTTGGACGTTTGACGGAAGTCAGACTAAAATAAAAAGTAAGTAACATTAAACGATAACCCAATAGGATATATATGAGTACAGAAAGTACAATCGTTAAGAAAGATAATGCAGGAGCATTATCAACAATCAACCTAAGAGCAGACTCTGGTAAAGGAACTGAAGAGATGCAATCAAGTGATAGGTCAACACCTATCTTGAAAATCCTTCATCAATTATCTCCAGAATGCAATTCAAGAAGTGCAAAGTATGTTGATGGCGCTCAACCTGGAATGATTTATGCATCCAGTTTTGGTAGCTTAGTCAGCGGTGAGAAAGGTTTAGATATAATTGTATCTCACTTTCAAACTAGGTACCCTGAATGGCAAGAAAGAGGAGATAGTACTGCTGCACCAGTAGGTACACACCTTAACCCACCAGCAGATGCTGTTGAGGAAAAAGGTGGTAGATATAGATTATCTAATGGTAATTATGTAGAGAAAACTATGTATTTCTACGTGATAGCTATTTTAGAAAATGGATCTAGATCTGCTGTAATACCTATGAGATCATCTAACTTAACTCCAGGTAGAGATTTGAATGATATGATTTCAAATTTAAGAATGGAAGATGACAAAGGTTCATTTCAACCTGCATCTTTTACAGCTGTGTTTAAATTAAAAACAGCAGGTAAAAGTTGGGGAGATAAGAACTGGCATGTGTATAAGCCTTCTTTTGTTAAGATGCTAAATGTATCTGAAACTAAAGATGCTGAATTATATCAAGCAGGTCAAAAGCTACAAGCTGAAGTATCAAAAGGTTCTACACAACCTAAGTACGAAAAAGTTGAAGCTGATAAAACCAAAAAAGATATTATCTAATCCCTCTGAGGGACATTTGCAAGTGGAAGTGGCGATGGGAGACTATCGCCACTTTTTAAAAAAACAAACTTTGACAGGATTGTATGAAAGATTATTCAAAATATTTTGAAGGCTTAAAAAGAAATTATGGTGTTTGTAAAACCAATGAAGGTTTTATAGATGCAGAGACAGGTAAAAAAAGATATCCACACGAATGGTCTGGTATTCCTGTCAGTGAATTAGATTACCAAGAACATCTAAAAGGAAACAAATCTATTGGAATTCAACCTTGTACTGATGAAGGTAAAGCAAGATTCGGTGCTATTGATGTAGATAAGTATCCAATAGATAGACAATTTTATTTAAAAATTATTGAAGAGAAAAATCTCCCAATAATTCCTGTCCTGTCAAAAAGTGGTGGACTACATTTATATGTGTTCACCACTGAATTTGTTAAGGCGAAAGAGATAAGGGAATTTTTGGAACAGGTTTTATTCTTATTCAAACTACCTATCAATACAGAAATTTTTCCAAAGCAAACTACTCTTGGAGAGAATGCAGATGGAGAAAAAACAAATGGTAACTTTTTAAACTTACCTTACAACAATATGTCTAGAAGAGCATTACTTCCTACAGGAGAAGAGATGGACTTAGATATGTTTATCAAAGTAGTTATTGCTAATGCTCAAACTAAAGAACAATTAAAAAATATTAATGAGAGAATTGTTAAAGATGAGTTAACCGGTGGGGACAAAGAGTTTGATGATGGTCCACCATGTTTAGGAATATTAACTAAAGAAATTATGAAAGATGGTAGAGATAGATTTTTATATAACTACATGGTCTTTGCTAAAAAGAAATATCCAGACAAGTGGCAAGAGAAAATTATAGAAGCAGCAAGAAAGTATTTTGAATTTGATAGTAATTGGACAGACATTCATGTTAATGCAAAAGTAAAAAGTTGGAGTAAAGATACTAAAGGACATACTTGTAATGATCCTTTAATAGCACCTGTATGTGTTAAAGCAGTGTGTGTAAAAAGAAAGTTTGGTATTATATCTGACAATAAACCTAGATGGCCTATGTTATCTGCATTACAAAAATTAAATATAAAACCTACACCTGAATGGTATTTCACAATAGAAAAAGAAAATGGAGAAACTAAACAGGTACATGCTAAAAATATTCATAAAATAGAAAGTCAAAAAGAATTAAGAGCAGTTATAATGGAGCAAGCTCACGTAGTTCCACCTCAAATAAAAGGTAATGACTTTCATGAAATTATAAAATCTTTATTTGAAGGAAATAAAATAGATGTTATTGAACCAGCAGAAGGTACAAATCCGTCTGACATATTAAGAAATCATTTATATAGATATTTAAATGAACCTGCAGCTAAACAATACAGTTCATTTCAAAGTGGTAGACCTTTGTTAGATGATGACCATGCTTATTTTTTATTCACATCTTTCTATGATGATATCAAAACTTATGAATGGAAAGAGTCTTCAGCAAAAACATCTTTGATGATTAGAGATTTATTCCCAAGTAAGAAACCTGAAGATGAAGCTAAGTTTGATCATAGTAAAAGATTTCCAGGTAAAGATTCAAAAGGTAAAATATTTCCACCACTAAAAACTTTAAGAATACCTTTGAAGTTTTTTAAAAAAGATGAAGACGTTCATGAGATGGTAGAGTTTAAAAGTGAAGACGATATTATATAATGATTTATAAATACTATGGACCACCAGGAACTGGTAAGACCTACAAATTAATTAGTAGGGCTAAAGCTTATGCTAGGACAGGTATACCTTTACATAAAATAGGATACTTTGCTTTCAGTAGAAAAGCAGCTGGAGAAGCAAAAAAAAGAATGCCCTCTGATGATAAAAATTTACCTTACTTTCAAACTTTACATGCTTTTTGTTTTCATTTCTTAAAATTAAAAGAACAAGATATAATGCAGCCCTTTCATTATGAAAACTTTGGTAAAAAAATAAATATAAAAGTTAAATACACAGACAAGTATAACAAAGACGAAGTAAATTTTTTAACTTGTGACAATCCTTACTTTCAAATCATTCATAAATCTATTAACAGATGTACTTCTATCGAAGAAGAATACGATTTAAATGAACACAATGGTAAAGATATTAAGTGGGCTACTTTAAAATACATAAATGATAATTTAAAAAACTATAAAGAAAAAAAATCATTATATGATTTTAATGACATTGTAGATTTAACTATTAAGAAAAAAGATCACCCTGACTTTCCAACTTTTAAAGCTATATTTATAGATGAAGCTCAAGATCTATCACCACTACAGTGGAAACTATTTGATGTATTAAAAACAAAAACAAAAGATATGTACTTAGCAGGAGATGATGACCAGGCTATATTTGCTTGGGCTGGTGCAGATGTAGAGAGATTTATTAAAGAACCTGCAAAAGAAAGAGTTTTAAAGTATTCAAAAAGGATCTCTTTAAGGGTTCAGCAAGAGTCAGAGAAGCCTATTGAAAGAATTATGGGCATTCGTAAGCATAAAAACTATTTTCCTAGAGATTTTATTGGAGAATCTGATGAGATAGCTAACTTAGGTCAAGTAGATTTAACTCAAGGTAAATGGTTAATATTATCTAGAACCATATCCAGGCTTATGAAAATAGATGAAGAATTAAAAAAAAAAAATTTATTTTTTGAAACAAACAAAGGTAAAAGTTTTAAAGTATCTCTGTACAAGTCAGCTATGAATTATGATCTATGGACTAGAGGAAAAATTTTAGAAGATAAAGTTATAAAAGATATACAAGAATACACTGGAGAGGTTAAGTGGGATCATATGTTAAATTGGTATGATGCATTTAAATTAGCTGGTGAAAAAGAAAAATTATATATAAAAAATATGTTAGACAACGGAGAAAATTTAGATGAGCCAGCAAGAATTTGGTTGTCCACTATACATGCAGCCAAAGGTGGAGAAGAAGATAATGTAATTCTATGTTTAGATATGGGAGATAAGATTCTTAAAGCAATTAAAAAGAGTCAAAACAAGCAAGATGAAGAACATAGAGTTTGGTACGTAGGAACCACTAGAGCAAGAAATAACCTATATAAATTAAAAGCAAAAATAAAACGTAAAGGATACCAGCTATGACACATAAAGATATGTTTGAAGATGCATTTCCACAAAATAAACAAATCGGTGGATCACATTATAAGAAATTTAATATTCAACCTTATGAATTTATATCCAAGAACGACCTTTCTTTTTTTCAGGGGAATGTTATAAAATATGTTTGTCGCTATAAAAACAAATCGGGAATACAAGACCTTGAGAAAATAATTCATTATTGTGAATTACAAATTAAAACAATGAAAGACATTAATAAAAAATGATTTTACCTCAAACTGAATGGTTACTCCCTAAAGAATTTCCTGATCTAACAAAGCATAAAGAAATTGCTATTGATTTAGAGACAAGAGATCCAGATTTAAAGAGTAAGGGTTCAGGAGCCATTATAGGTAATGGTGAGATTGTAGGTATAGCAGTTGCCGTAGAAGGTTGGAAAGGTTATTATCCAATTGCTCATGAAGCAGGTCCTAACTTAGATCCTAAAAAAGTTATAGATTGGTTTACAAAAGTTTGTGAATGTCCGGCTACAAAAATATTTCATAATGCTATGTATGACGTATCTTGGATACGTAATTTAGGTGTAAAAATTAATGGTTTACTTGTAGATACTATGATTGCATCATCTTTAATTGATGAAAATAGATTTTCATACACATTGAATTCAATGTCATGGAAATATTTAAGTAAAGGTAAGAACGAAGCTTTACTAAACAAGGCAGCTAAGGAAAGAGGATTAGATCCAAAGGCAGATATGTGGAGACTTCCAGCTATGGAAGTTGGATCGTATGCAGAACAAGATGCAGTTTTAACTTTAGAACTTTGGCAGCAGTTAAAAAAAATAATGGCAGAACAAGATTTAGAAAAAATTTTTAATCTGGAGACTGAGTTGTTTCCATGTCTTGTTGACATGAGGTTTTACGGTGTGAAAGTAGACGTTCAAAAAGCTCATACGTTGAAGACAGCATTAGCATTAAAAGAAGAAAACTTAATCCACCAAATAAAAATAGAAACAGGAATAGACATTCAGTTAATGGCTGCAAGAACCATTGCACCACTTTTTGATAAATTAAATTTAGAGTATTCCAAAACTGAGAAATCAGGTGAACCATCATTTACTAAAAACTTTCTTGTGAATCATAAACATCCAGTGGTTAGGATGATAGCAGAAGCTAGGAAAATAAACAAGGTTAGAACAACTTTTATAGATTCTATTATTAAACATGAACACAAAGGTAGAATTCATGCTGATATAAATCAAATTAGATCTGATGATGGAGGAACTGTAACTGGAAGATTCTCATACTCTAATCCTAACTTACAACAAATTCCTGCAAAGGATCCGGAAACAGGCCCCTTGATTAGATCTTTATTTATTCCAGATGAAGGCTGCAAGTGGGGTACGTTTGACTACTCGCAACAGGAACCAAGGCTTGTAGCACATTACTCATTACAGTTTGAATTACCTTCTGTTAATACAATTGCAGATTCATATGAAAATGATCCTAATACAGACTTTCATAAGATTGTAGCTGAGATGGCGGAGATACCTAGATCACAAGCTAAAGTAATTAACTTAGGTCTTTTTTACGGTATGGGTAAAGCTAAACTTATGAATGAGTTAGATTTAACAAAAGATAAAGCTGAAGAATTATTTAAAAAATATCATGAAAATGCACCTTTTGTAAAACAACTTACCAACAAAGCTATGAATGCAGCAGCTAGTAAAGGTGTAATTAAAACTATACTTGGAAGACGTTGTAGATTTCCTAAATATGAACCTGTACTTAGGGGCGATGATTGGGGAACTTATGTACCTGCAGAAGATGAAGAACGTATGAAAGAACTTCAAGATATGGGACCTGTATTAAAAGATTTTGAAGAAAATATTATTAAAGATAAACAAGGTAAACCTAAGAAAAACTATTGGCATAAAAACCCAACAAGACGTGCCTTTACTTACAAAGCTTTAAATAAATTAATTCAAGGTAGTGCTGCTGATATGACTAAAAAAGCCATGGTAGAATTATACAAACAAGGATTATTAGCTCATATACAAATACATGATGAGTTAGATTTTTCTGTTGAATCAGAAGAACAAGCAAAAAAAATAAAAAATATCATGGAAACTGCAGTTGATTTAGAAGTACCTAACAAAGTTGACTATGAATCTGGCCCTAATTGGGGTGAAATAAAATAATAAAATACTTTTCCTATAAAACATTTTCTGATAAAATACCGGCATGTTTGTAAAATGTAAAACTTGTGGCCATGGGTGTCACTGCGATGAAGATAAGATTGATTCAGGGCATTACTCACCTTTAATGGATATATGTGGATGTAAAAAATGTCTTCATGAAGCGGAAAAAGAAATTGAATACGAGGAGTGTTTATCATGTCAATAGCAGAATTATTTAAGAAAAACTTTGTATTAGTACCTGTCATAGCATCCGTTCTTTTTGGAACATTTACAGGCGTTAAATATATTGTCAATTTAACAGACACAATTAATTCTAATCAAACTCAAATAGTAAATCTTCAAAGAGATTTAACTGTAGCCCAAGAAAAACTTACAGATCAAAACACAAGATTAACTTCTGCAGAATCTACGTGGCAGATGGCAGAGAATCTTTATCGACAGCTCGCCGATGAAGTACGGGAACATAGCTACGATATTAAGGATTTAAACAGGTAATGTATGGAGACTCTCAGGATGGATTACAGATTTACTGCACTATTAATTGTAATGTTTACACTTTTAACTTTGTTTGCAAAACCTGCGTATCCAAGAAACGAGTATTTAAATAATGGGACTAATAGCTGCAGAACTGGTGAAGTCGATGTTAGACTCCAAAAAGAAGACAGAAACAACGACTATAGACATTTTAATAATGATAATAGTTATGATAATGATTCTGATAATGGTAGTATTAGCGTAACTTACAGACACTACATAGGTACAGCTTGCACAAAAGAATTTAGACAAGTGCAGCAAGAGAACATGGAATTAAAACAACAATTAGAATTAATGAAAATGTGTGGTAGAGTTAACAGCAACCCTAGTCTTGCACAAAATGAAAACTTTAGATTATTGGTATCAAAGTGTACGGGTGTAACTCCAGTTAAATTAGATAACAGACCAGCAAATGGCAAAAGTAAATGGGATGAATTAAAAGATAAATATAAAAAAGAAAACCCAAAACTTAAATTAATGGGTGATAAATTTTTAACATTACCTGTACCTAAAGAATGAAAATAAACGAAAACACATCAATAAGTATGCCAATGAAAAA